GAATCTTCAGTAAAATAAAAGAAGCATCTGAGGATAGAGAGGAACAGATGATGATACTTTCTACATTTGTTAGATTAGGAATCTTAGTCTGGTCTGGTGCTATCTTGACATTAGCATACGTTGAGTTACCAGAAGCACTCAAAATTCCAAAGCAAGATCTTGATCCGACCTTTATAGCTTCAGTTTTCACAGGAGTTTTGGCTACCTTTGGAGTTCAGACTTCGAAGAAAGGTGCAACTGGTGGTTCATCTGGTGGTGTAAGTAAGAGTGATATGGAGAAGTTGATCGCAGCAGCATCTCAAACTGCACCCGCACAGACCATTCGTATCGAACAAGCACCTGTTAAAATTACACCTGAGACAAAATAATGAATACTATATCATATGCTGATGTTATGAAGGCATACAAGACTCCTCCGACAATACAATACATTCCTTGGATTTATCTAGGGTTTGTGTTTAGTATTTCGCTTGGAGTCTTGGAGGTCGTATGAACAAATGGATTGGAATTAGTTTAGGGGCAGTCGTTGGATTGTCTCATATTGGTATGATAGGTTTACTTTCAAACAGAGAGAGTAAACTACCGTCATTGAACGTGCCAGTAGGCCCATATACATCTTATAACGCAGAAGTAACAAAGGAAGGATATAAAATTGCGTATAGGGCAAATGATCCTAAGACAATGTTTATTACAAAAGATATTAAAAAGAAGGGTGGTTTCTTAGGACTTGCAAATAATACAGAACAAGTAGTAGAAGAATATACAATGGATGGTGCAGTCCATACCAAAAGTGGATCAACCGAGACAACTGCCAGTAGTAGATCAGAAGCGTGTATCAAATCAGTCGGATCAGCAGAAGGAACAGGAAGACTTGTTGGTTCCAGTATTGGTGCTAGTGCTGCTCCTAGTCTTGCCAATATTCCCTTTATTGGTTGGGTGGCGGCTGGTTGGGTAACTATGTTTAGTGGAAATCAAGGTGCAGATATTGGTGGTAGTATGGCAGAAAGTATGAGTAAGGATTGTTAGGTTGTAAAATATATAATATAGTGTTATAATAGAAAACACAATGACTAACGCACCTATGGATGATTCTAATTGGAGAGAAGATTACAAAGGTTACAAGCATTTGAATAAGAAGCAAAGAGATTTGCTTGAGAATGGGCCAAAAAGTCTATCTCAATCTTGGTTGCTTGGAGCAATGTATTCGGAATGGAAGCAAATGAAAGGGTATCATAAGAATGACCCAAAAGAAAATACAGGTCAATGCCAATCATCAATGAAAGATTTTTTTGAAAAAACCAAGTAAATGGAAACACATAGAAAAACACTGCTTGATCTTTTGAAAGAAAGAGCATACAAGCACGGACAGTTCACTTTGTCATCAGGTAAAGAATCAGAGCATTATATTAACTGTAAACCAGTCACTTTATGTTGTGAAGGTAACGCACTTCTATCACACCTTATGATTGAATATGTTAATGATGATGCAAAAGCAGTAGGTGGTCTTACACTTGGTGCTGATCCCCTTGTGTGTGGTATCGCACAGAAGGCTTATTATTCTGGTAAGCATATAGATGCGTTGATTGTAAGGAAAAATCCAAAGGGATATGGCACAAAAGAAGTTATTGAAGGAACTAAACCACCCAAAGGTTCTGTAGTTACAGTTCTAGAAGATGTGACTACAACTGGTAGCAGTGCAATCAAGGCAGTTAATGTATTAAGAAATGCAGGTTATATTGTAAATCGTGTTGTTGCTATTGTAGATCGTCAAGAAAATCATAAGGTATGGGATAATAATGAAATAGAATTTATCTCATTATTTAAGTTAGAAGACATTATTAATTAAGGTGTGTGAGTCCACACATTGATGCGTAATTATACTCATATGTTATAATATATAATATGTAACGTGGAGTTGAAACTATCATGTCCCACTATACCGTCGGCTGGCACGACACTAAAAATTGTCATCACGAAATCTGTGAATATGCGGAAGACGCATGGGAAGCAGCAAGATTTGCAAGAGAGGATGTTCCCTACCTACAGGAGCATCCTTTTTTAATAGATGAAATCTTGAATGAAGATCGTTTAAACAAAAAGAAAAAATGAAAGACTTACCTATCAAATCCTCAATAATTATTCTTGGAATCATAACATTTTCAATAATTGTTATTCCATCTTTTGCATATGCATAGATAATACTAATAAGATATATTAGTTTATGTTATCTACCCAATATCGCCTTAGATTGGAGGCAATCTGTAAGGACATCGCATCTAGAACTGAAGTCTCATTAGAAGACATGATCTGGGCGAATAAGTTATCAAAGGCGAATACAAGTGCAAGAGGTATGTTAAATCAAGCAAGAAGATTAGCATCAAATCCTGATGATTCTTTTCTGAATAACTTGAATATTGGAGACCCCGATTCAAGTAATCATCGTAGGGGTTTCGGATCACCAGAAGATATCGCAGATTGGTTTCATCAAGAGAGATCAGACGACTGGAGGCAAAGAGACTAATGAAAAAATTTAACACATTGGTATTAGATACCACGATCTACATCATAGATTTTCTTTATAGAGGTAGAGATTTTCAAAGATTTTGGGTATTAGAAGTTATTGCAAGAGCACCTTACTTTTCATTTATCAGTGTGTTACATTTTCGAGAATCTCTTGGACTTCGAGGTGAAGAACATATATACTTGATGAAGGAACACTTCTATCAGGCTTTAAATGAAACGGAACATCTGGAAGAGATGGAAAGAAGAGGAGGGGACGCTTATTGGATCGATAGGTTCTTTGCCAAGCATCTTGTTTTATTTTATTTTTGGATCATGGTTGGCTACTATCTTGTTGATCCTATTAACGCTTATGATATCAACATGAAGATAGAAAAACATGCTTATGAAACTTATGTTAAGTATGGTGCATATCATCCAGAAGATACAAAGATACAAGAGATAGCACAGGACGAGTTAGAACACGCAAGAGAATTACAAAAAGCAATGTTGATGATCTCATGATTATACACGGAATAGTTTATCTTTCTATGTTTACTCTATTGATTCTTGCGTTTGGATTTTTCGACCCATGATTGTTTGGTCTATAATAAATATGGTTATTATCCTATTGATTTTTGTGTCAATTGTGATATACTATATTATGAGATACGATTATTACTTTCCAAACGATCATAAATGACTTACTTCCTTTTAGTTAGTTCAAGTTTTTTTAATTTTTGTTTTTATATTTTTGCGATTGGTTTTGTGATTGCATTAATATTAGAGCAAGTTGTAAGAAAACAAGGTGACGAATTAAATATTCTAATTGTCACAACTAATAGAAAATTTTGTTGGCAACAAGCTTGGGTTGTAAATATTTTTTGGTTTTTATGTAATATACTTTTGTATTTTTCAACAAGGGCATCAGCACCAGTTGGTTCTGATATAATATGGAGAGGTGAATTATGAGTAAAATTGAATTTTCATTATCTAGACTTCGTGAAGAAGTTAAAAAAATTATCAATGAAGTTTTAGATGAAAGGGAGTTAGAAAGAAAGATGAGAGGCCCATACGATATACCAGAGAAAGAAGATGAATAAAGTTTTTATAATCCTACCATTATTTCTATTGACTATGTGTTCTGATGCACCAGTTACTCCACCTGCACATGCTTGTAGTCCTCGTTTAGATGGTAAACCTACTTACTGTCCTGATGAAAGAGATCTGATATTGATTCCAAGAGAACAGGTAAAAGGAGAAGTAGATATATGGAACGTTAATCATTGGCATCAAATGCAGATGATGTTTGAGAGAAATATGTATAAAGGTAAAATCGAGAAACAAGCAACTAGACCTTCTGATGCTATAAATAAAGCACTTACTGAATTTAAATATGGGAGTGATGACACCACCCAGTCGGAAGAGTTGTTACAACTTCCGAGTGATTGAAATCAACAGAGTTGTTGATGGAGATACAATCGATGTAACAATAGATCTAGGTTTTGATCTATACAAAAAAGAAAGAGTGCGGGTGGCTGGAGTCGATACACCCGAAAAACGCACAAGAGATTTAGAAGAAAAGGCACTTGGGATCGATGCGACTAACTGGCTTAAAGAAAAATTGGAAGGGGCTATTAACGGTGACGATGATCTCGTTATTCGGACTGAACTTGATGGTGGAGTCGGAAAGTATGGCCGTCTTCTTGGCTGGTTGTATATTGGGGATGGGAACGTATCGCTTAATGAGGAAATGATCGGTGAAGGATATGCGTGGCCATATGATGGTGGTACAAAACAGAAAAACTTTGAAGAACTAAGAGATCTTCGCAGAGCTCGTGGAACTTTAAGTGAATGATAAGACCACAAAAACACAAATCATAAATTTAATAAGATTTGTCATACTTTTTCAACTGACTATAGTTGGAGTAACGATAGTCGGTTGTTTCCTTCCTATGTTTAATAAATGTGACAATGATACTAAACAACATATTGCAAATATGATGACTGTTATAACTACTTCTACATTCGCATTATACGCAGCAGAAAAATGAAAAACATTCCAATCCCAATAATCACATTCTTAGTAGCACAATTAGGTGGTGCTATCTGGTGGGGTGCTAAAATAGATCACAAGGTTAGACTTGTAGAGGAGAATCGTAGATATATTCAAGAGGTTGTGATTCCATCCTATGAGATTAGTGATAGTTGGAATAATCCACACTATAACAATTGGTTAAAATCTGGAGGTTGGAAAGACTAACTATATAATAAACCATATTAAATAAAATTATGTTACAGAAGATTGTAAATGGAATCGCTATTGCAAGTGGTGTTGTATCTCTCTCCGTTGTGGGTCTTGGCGGTTACGTATTTATTCGTAAGGATGCGATTATTGAAAACGTCAAAGGCCAAGTAATGGAAGCAGTGTCTGGTAAATTGGGAAGTTTAGCAGGCGGTGCATTAGCACCATCATTACCATCACCATCAGTAGATACACCAGCTGCAGGACTTGGTGTTCCTAGTTTCTAATGAAACTTTTATTCAACATAATGTCTGTTGTGGGATTTGTGGGAACTATTTTTTTAGTTTCCGCATCTCTTTATGCATGGAATACATATGAGTCCAGAGTTCAAGAGAACCGTAAATTTATATTAGAAACGATAGAAAAACAGGTCTATGAACAGATTAAAAATGGACTTCCCGAATCTACAGGGAAAGTGATAAAATGACAATCCCTCATATTCATGTAAAAGATGTGAGTGTTCCAAACATCTACGTGCCAAATTGGATGATGACTCATCCTAACGTAGATTTTTTAGTACCTCCTGTCATCTTGAATATTGGTAATCCAATTGTGAATATACCTGGTTGTGTGAAGATGCACAAGGATAATCAATATCACGCAAATGGGCTACCTGTTGATAAAAATCTTACAAAGGATGATCCAGATCAGGCAATGATCGTTTGTGATGCGGAGGTTCCTTCTTATGATGCAATGAACTATGAACCAGAACAGTTAATAATTATAAGAGAA